AAAGAAGATAAAGAGATGGAACAAATATCCATCGAAGCAAAAGACGAAGTAACTCAATTATTCGTTAAAGTAATAGAACAAGAAAAAGAATGGGCTCAATTTTTATTTAAAGATGGTTCCATGATTGGTCTTAATGAAAAGTTACTAGGAGATTATATTGAATGGATAGGTGCTAAACGTATGAGAGCAATTGGTTTAGAATGTCCATTCACTGTCTCTAAATTAAATCCACTACCATGGACCGAAAAATGGATAGGTGGTGGTAATGTTCAAGTGGCCCCACAAGAAACTGAAATAACAAGTTATGTGGTTGGTGGAGTAAAACAAGACGTTGATCAAAAAACACTATCAGGTTTATCGCTATAATTATGAAACAAGATGTTTGGAAAAGAGATCTGCCATCAGCAGCAGATGATGCAGCAGATGTAATGAGTGGATATGAACAGCAATTAGAATTTAATTTTAAACCAGCTAAAGCTACAAAAGAGCAAATTAAAGATTGGGAAGAAAATTTAAATTGGTGGGCAAAAATTCAATTACCAGCTGTAGCAGTTATGTCTCTTATACAATTAAGTATGTTAGGCCTAATGGCTATGACTATGTATTTAATTCAATTAGGAGTAAAATAATGTTTATAGAAATTTATAGTAAAAAACAATGTCCATATTGTGATATGGCTGAAAGAATTGCACAGCAATTTGTTCAAGAATCAGAACATAAATATGAAAAATATATGTTGGATGTAGATTTTAATAGAGAAGATATGTTAGAAAAATTTCCAACAGCTAGAACCTTTCCTCAAATAAAAATTGATGGTAAATCTATCGGTGGTTATACAGAATTCGAAAGGTTAATTCGTGATTTTTGATTGTCCACACTGTTACGTAACAGTAGAAATAAAATACGAAAATCCAGAAGAACAACCAGAAAATATATTCTGCCCAAGTTGTGGAGAAAAAGAAGAATTATCTCCATTAGATTTTGAAGAAGACTTAGATTGGGAAGACGATTGGGATGAATAAATACATATATGACTTGGATGTACAAAGGTATAAAATACATACCACCTGAAAATTTTTCAACAGATGATTATTATGGATTTGTATATCTAATTACTAATAGAGCCACTAATAAAAAATATGTGGGAAAAAAATTCTTCTGGAAAAAGAAAACCTTACCAAAAACAAAAAGCAGAAAGAGAAGAAAAATTACTTATGTAGAATCTGATTGGAGAGAATATTATGGCTCCAGTAAGAATTTAACTGAAGAAATACAAGAATGTGGTGAAGATTTTTATTATAGAGAAATACTTCACCTATGTAAGACAAAAGGTGAATGCGCATATATGGAAGCAAAAGAACAGTTTGATCGTGAAGTTTTACTAAAAGATGATTATTATAATGGTATTATCTCTTGTAGAATTGGTGGAAAATCTGTAAAAAATTTAAAAAAATAGTTTACTTTTGCTGAAAAATGTGTTATAATATATTATTAAAAGGAAATTAAATGGCAAAAATAATTAATACTTTTGTAGAATTAAGGCAGGAACAGCTTCGTCAAGAGGAAGAAGAAGATGATATTATTGCTGCCGATTTATTTGAGCAATCCATAGATCTCGGAAGATATGCTTTGGATTTAATTGAAACAGGTCTGGAAGAATATGGCGTAGATTTTGACTATGGCACAAATCCAGATTTAAAAGGAGATATGTTTGTAATTCTTAATTTAATAGTTTCATCACTATTAAGAGATCAAGGACTAAAACATGTTCTTCAAGAAGATTTAGATATTCTTAAAGACCGTATTATGGAATTAGAAAAATACCAAGATGATATTACTTGATTATAGTCAGATCGCACTATCCAACATCATAGTGCAAAAACTTAATGATGAAGCAATGATAAGACATATGATACTTAATAGTATTCGTATGTATAATAAAAGATATAGAAATGATTATGGCCAAATGGTTATATGTGCCGATGGCATGAATACTTGGAGAAAATCATTTTATCCAGAATATAAAGCTAATCGTAAAAAAGGTCGTGATAGCTCCGGTCTTGATTGGCAAGAAATATTTAGAGTTCTTAATCTTGTAAGAGATGAAATAAAAGAAAATCTACCATATAAAGTAATGCATTTAGAAGGATGTGAAGCTGATGATATTATAGGTGCATTAACTTATAGAACACAAGAATTTGGCAGCTTTGAACCAATTATGATTATATCTTCAGATAAAGATTTCATTCAGTTACAAAAGTTTTCAAATGTGAAACAATTTTCACCAATACAGAAAAAATCTGTAACAGATAAACACCCAAGAAA